TGTGTGGTGTGTGTTGTGTGTACGTGTGTTCGATGGTGTAGGTCACGTTGGTTGTTGGTGGTTGTGGGTTGACGTGAGCTGTCTCGTGTGGCGTATGGTTTGGGTCATCAGCAACACGGCCCCGACGGTGGGGCGAACAGGAAGGAACAGTGAGATGAGCAAGACGGTGCGGAGCATGGTGGTGGCCCTGGTGCTTGGGGTTATGGCCCTAGTGGGTTGTGTGCCCGCCTACGCCAGTGATGGCATGGAGACTCCAGCTGGTTCGTGGGTGCTGGCCGCTACTGGTGCCCCGGTGGTTGTTCCTGACACCCCCTGTGAGTCCGAGGATCAGGAGTACGGGCCGTGCCTGTGGGACGCCCGCACGATGGGGAACGGTTCCGGTGAGTCGTTCATCGTTGAGGAGGACGGTTCCGTCTCTTACCTGCGGTGGAGGGATGCGCGTGAAGTCGCGTACCCGGGCTGGTTGTGGGTCGGTAGCGTTGAGCCCGCTAGCGTGGCTGGGCTGCCCGCTTGCGTGGACGTTCACGGCTCGGTGACGTGTGAGCGGGACGGACGGTACGTGCTTGAGGTCAACCCTCACGCCTGCACGCAGACCATCACCACTGTCGAGGGTGACCGGTACGTGCCCGGCCCAGCTGTCGCTAAGGCCCTCAGTGGCGGGTGCGCGAAGACCGCAGCTAAGGGCCACAGTGATGAGGCAGGACTCCACGGCGCACGCTCTAGTGTGCCTACGGAGGTTGTGCACTCACCTGCGGTGAGCGCGGCTGTGGATGAGCCTGTAGATAACCCGACCTCTTCTAGCGGTGACGTGGTTGTGGGTCCTGTGGATTCAGGTGTTCGGGATGACTATGACCGCGAGATTCTTGTGGTGGCCGCTGTGGTGACTTTGGGTGGTCTTACGTTGGCTGTGTGGGTTGAGCGTCGAGCTGCTCGGCGTCGGGTGAGGCGCTTCGGCTCGAGGTGAGCGATCCTCCCTTCTAGTGCCCCTGGTTCTGCTTCGGCGGGCCGGGGGTTTTGCTTTGTCTTCCTGTGGCGGGCGTCGCGAGGGCCGCTAGGGTGCTTTCGGGGTGTGAGTGGTGCCCATGTATGGGTGGGGTGCTGAAAGGCGCTCAGATTGGCTCCTGTGGCCTCTCGTGCATGTAGGGGCGTGTGTGTATGCGTGCGTGGTGTAGGAGTGGGGCACCGTCGAACAGGCGTTCGATGACGTAGGTCACGCGAATTGGTGCCCGTTCCGGCTTGACTCATTGCGTCTCGGGGGGTGTATGGTTAAGCCATCAGCACGGAGCAAGCCGCTCCACCAAGAAAGGATCACAGCAATGAGCACCACCGACTACATCACCGACGTCACCGCCAACCTGACCGAGTGGGGCATCACCTACCGCGAGACCACTGAGGGTGTCAGCGTCGGAAGCATTCACCTCGAGGTCGCCGAGGACGGATACCGCCCCACTGGCACCACCCTGGACGGCACTGAGACGGTTGCCATCACCAACGATGCAGACAAGGCCACCGCCCTCCTCGCATTCCCGCTGGCCCGCAAGGCGTGGGAGCTCGGCTACACCGGCGACTTTGAGATCGACACACTGGACGGCGAAATGAGCATGCGCCTCTCCTACGACAGTGATGACGTGACCATCTCGGCCGATGTCGACGCGGACGGTGAGTTCACTGTCACAGATCGCCCCCTGTTCAGCGAGTCGAACACCATGACCGACCTTGATGCAGTCCTCGAGTCAGCCCAGCTGGCCTACCAGCACCCGCATGAGGCGTGGCAGGTCCTCTGCGGCGCGACCGATTTCGAGAATGATGATTGGGAGGTACTGGTGGAGCACTTCCAGTGGGGAGTGCGCTACGGGTACGGCGACCGTCTCACTAAGGTGGAATCTACCTACACGGAGCGCGTAGCCATCGTGGATGACTGCAGCCCTGAGTCCCTCATCCATGTCATCAACATTGACACCGTGAGTGACGTGGCTTGCTGGTCGCAGGGCGACGTGGCCGCCGCCGTCCTGTACGCGATTTCCTGACGGCAGTCAGGTAGCCCGAATGGTTGTAGCGGGGGTTCGACTCCCCCGCCGGGCACGACACTAACCCACAACCCTAGGAGTATCGCCATGATCGCCACTGAGGACCGCCTAGCTGACGCACTGGAAACGGCAGTCGAAGACCTCGAGTTCCGCCTAGATGCGGCGGGCGCGGACTTTGAGGTCACCACATCCCCGAACACGAATCAATACATCATCATCCTCGCCAACGGCAAGCGGCGCGCCTACGTCACCGCCGAACTCTCATGGGACGACACTCCCATGGTGTTCGTAGACATCTACAGCGTGGACTCTGGTGGCGCGGAGCACTGGGTGTGCGGAGACCTGAGTGTCGACGACGCCACGCACTACATTGTCAACGCCTGAATTGGGAGCTGGAAGCAATGGGAACTATCAGTGAGCGAGTCGCCACGGCGTTCAAGGCAGCCACGGGCGAAGACAAGGCCCTTTCTGGCAGCTGGCATGTCCGCCCTATCCTCGAGTCGTCTACTTGCGGCGGCCTTAGGGCCAGCAAGGATGGCAATGAAGTTCAGGTGTACTCGAGCGGTGAGGTTCGCGGGCATGATGACGTAGCGGTCCGGTTCGCTAGGGAAGCATTCGAGGTTGCGCTCGAGCGGGCACAAGCAAGCTAGCCGGGATGGTCGGTCACGCAGTGTCGCGGCCACTCCACCTCGCCTAGAGGACGAGCGCAGGGATTGCGCATGTTGGTTGAGAACTACACAGAGATTAAGGCCATAGGTGGCAGGCACCGCACGCACGGCGCCGCCTCGCGTATTCGATACAGTCTGCCCACCTATGAGTCACCTAGACCGCCCTACTGTCCGACATCTACCGACAGAGGTTTGCTGTGATCCATTTTGGTCTAGGTGGCCCATAGGTGACCCACATGGCGTGGGGCCTAGGAAGGAGACATCATGGGGGCACACGATTGCCCAACTCACTACACATGGGTAGGGGAGGCGTTGGCCGTCAACGGGGCGCCGGAGAACACGAAGGACCTGCAGTCCTGGGACCTTTTGGACGCCCTGTTTCCCGATAACCCTCATCTCTGGAATGTGGGGAAGTACCTCACTCGGTTCGGCCGCAAGGGTGACACAAGCAAGCGCGTAGAGGACCTACGCAAGGCCGCCGCATACCTCGAGCGGGCCATCAAGACGGAGGAACGCAATGCCAGCTGACGCACCCCTTGAGTATCGCCTCATCACGCACGCCGACATGCGCCGCATGCCCGACGGCGCCACCGTCTACAACGACCTACACGAGCCATGGGTCAAGCACGGCCCATGGTGGCACCTAGACGACGGCGACACACGCCTGCTCGGCACAGAGCTCAAGCGACTCAGCGCGTGGCTCTATGTGCTCGAGCCATTCGCCCCACACAGATACACCTGGCAGCACTAGCCGGGCACGCACGAAAGGAACACACCCATGCCCACACCGACCAACGTCACCGACGTAGCAGACCAGCTAGCCCGTATGTGGCCGCACGCCCGAATGCATGTAGCCCCCACGCCCATGGGGTACACGGTAGTGCTTGGCGCTACCGCGGCCGAGCTCACTGAGGACTGGTGGACAGTCCGCAAGCCCGACCAGGCCGATCGGTACTGGGGGTACGTCGAATGCGATGAGGTCGTCATCGCGGACACGCTCGCCGAAGCAAACGCCCACAACCACCACGACTCCGTTAAGGGTAGGGTCACGGCGTTCGATCGACGTCTGCGAGTGCGTCGCGTCGGTGACGTGTACAGCATCACCACGGCAGAGTCGGAGACCATCACAATCGTCCCCATTGGTGGCATGATCGCGGTCACCGCGGGGGGAGTAACCCATGAGGTTGCGACGATGGGGTACGCGATCATGGCCGTTGGGGCGCTGGTCGCTTCAACGAAGTAGGTTTCAGGATAGGGGGTTCCCAAGAGAATAGGGGCCTCCCAGCAGGATAGGGGGTTCCCAAGAGAATAGGGGCCTCCCATGAAAGGAGCACAGATGGCAGAACAACCGACAGTCCACCAGGCACTAAGCCAGGTAATGGCTGATGTTCAGTCAGTCAGGAAGGACAGCAAGAACCAGTCCCAGCGGTTCAACTTCCGCGGAATCGACGCGGTAATGAACGCGGTAGGACCCGCACTCCGCAAGCATGGGGTAGTCATCCTCCCAGAAGAGGTTGACGTGCATCGCAGCAACGGGACCACAGCAAACGGCAAGCAGACAGCTGAGGTGGTCGTCAAGGTCACCTACCGTGTCTACGGCCCAACGGGGGACAGTATTCACGGGAAGGTTGCGGCCGAGGCAATGGACTTCGGTGACAAGGCCATTGCTAAGGCTATGTCCGTGGCCTACCGGACGTTCCTCCTTCAGGCCCTCACCATCCCTACGGACGAGCCCGACCCCGATAGTGAGTCCTACGAGAGGGGGGTTCCCAACGAAACAGGGGCCTCCCAGGAGAACAGGGCCACCCAGCGGAATACCCCCCTCCCAGCGGAACAGGGGGTTCCCAAGAGAACAGCGGCCGAACAGTGTGGAATGATCCTCGACGGATTCTGCGCCACCCACCAGCTGGACGGCGACAAGGTGCGCGAAGAGTACTTCGCCGCCGGAGGTAAGGCCAACCCAGACATGCTCCGTGCATGGCTGGCACAGAACTACGGGGCAGGTAAGGTACAGTGAGCAAAGAGAACGCACTCCGCAAGGCGGCTATCGCGGCACACATCGCCAAGGCGGCCTCCCAGGAGAAGAAGCGGGCCCTCAAGGAACTTGAGGAGTACATGGCGCCGGGCGACTCATCCAAGCCCATGATCGACGGCTTGCAGGTGGGGACAGTGAGCGTAAGCGCACCGCAGCCCCGCTACCAGGTGGTAGACGAGAAGGCCCTCGTGGCCTGGCTCGAATGGAACAAGCCCGACGCCGTACACAAGGTGCCAGCCCCATGGTTTGTGGCAGCGGCCGCCCTGGATGGGTTCATTAAGCAGACCGGGGAGGTCCCCGATGGTGTTGAGGTCGTTCAGGGCGACCCTCGCATCTCGGTGCGCATCTCAACAGCCCAGGAGGAGGCCATCCGGGACCTCATCTCCACGGGTGACATCAGCCTCCTCGAGATTGAGGGTGGGGATGCCTAGAAAGGGGTCTCCCAGGAAAACAGGGCCCTCCCAGGAAACAAGGGAGCTCGTCTATGAGAGGGACCAGTACCGGTGTGCCCGCTGCGGCCGGCACGCAGGGAATGGCCCCATGAGTATCCAGCACAGGAGGGCCCGCGGCATGGGTGGCACACGTCAGCCGAACACCAACAGTCCCAGCAACCTCATCCTCCTCTGTGGGGATGGGGTTCGGGGCTGCCACGGGCACATCGAGCAGAACAGGACGGAGGCCCGCCTCGCGGGCTACAACGTCCCACAGTTCGTGACTAACCCGGAGAGCATCCCAGTCAAGTACTGGGACGGCAGCACCTACAGGCTCAACAATGACGGCACGCGAACAGTCGTGTTCGCCAACTAGTGAAAGGATACAGAGTGAACAACATGAAGGCGTTGGCGCACAAGCTTATCGCGCCATACATCAACGAGGAACAGGGGCCATTCGAGACCGTTGGCCGCTGGCACCGCCAGTTGGGGCGCATCTCCCTCGCCATGGACCAGGCTAACGACGAGTTCTACGATCATGAGAGCGAGTACCTCTATGGGGAGTTTGACTTTGAGCTCTCACGCATGGTTGAGGATGCGGCACTCCTGCTGCACCACCTCGGCGTAGCCAGCCCCGATGAAGAGTTCCTCGCCGAGTACAAGCGTGCCGCCAAGAAGCATCCAGGTATGACCCTCGATAGCGACAAGCACACGAACGAGTCGCGCTTCTACGCTCTGGCTGAGGAGGTGGGGGAGGTTTGCGCCGCCCTCACCTACGACAACGCCAAGGACACGGGCCACAACGCCGACCTCATCTCGGAGGTTGTTCAGGTGGGTGGGCTCGCCCTCGCTTGGCTCGCTCGTTACCATGGTGGTGAGGAGTCGTGACGCTTCTACTGACTGTCGCCATCGTGGTGGCGCTCATTGCGCTCGGCGCCTACATCCATGTCGCCAATGAGCGCGACTACCTCGCCCTCGAGGTCGCTAACCTCGAGCACCGTCTCGCGACCTTCGAGGACGCCCATAGTGGCGAGGACTCGTAAGAGCGCCAAGGCCGCCGGGGCGCGGTTCGAGAGAGTTGTCGCCGACTACCTCGCTGAGGAGTTGGCTGACGACAGGATCGATCGCGCCCCCAAGGCCGGAGCCAAAGACAGGGGCGACATCGCCAACGTCCGCATGGGTAACGATAAGATCGTCATCGAGTGCAAGGATGTCGCCCGCATGGACCTGCCGAAGTGGACTCGCGAGGCCCAGGTGGAGGCTGAGAACGCCGACGCCCTATTGGGTGTCGTTGTCCACAAGCGGCACGGAGTTGCCAAGCCTGACCAACAATGGGCTACAATGACACTCGGAGACCTCACCAAGCTCCTGAAAGGACACCAATGAAAACCATCCCCGGCTACCTCACTAAAGATGAGGCGGCCGCCATGCTCGGCGTCACCCGCCGAACACTCGACCGACACATCCAGAAGCGCAAGGTACCCACCTTCCGCTTCCTCGGAAACCCAACCATCTACGTCCAAGAGCACGACATCAAAAAGCTCTTAACCCCCATCCGAAAGGCAAACTAACCATGGCATGTGACATCACCGTCGAAGGCAACCTCGGCCAGGACCCCGAGGTCAAGTACACGCAGAGCGGCCAGCAGATCACCGAGCTCCGCATCGCCGCCACAGCATCCCGCAAGACCCAGGACGGCAGTTGGGAGGATGACGGCGACCCCCTCTGGGTCACCGCATCATTCTGGGGAGAGCGGCACGGCCACCTCGCCGACACCCTCAAGAAGGGCGACAAGGTAACCGTAACCGGGCTCCTCATCCAGCGCGGATGGGACGGAAGCGACGGCCAGCGGCGCACCAGCCTGGAGGTGAAGTTCCCCCGCTTCCGTGGCGTCATCCCCCGCAAGGGCGGCCAGCAGCAGACATCCTTCAACGCACCCCAGGGCGGCCAGCAGGGCGACCCCTGGGCCAACGCGGGCGCCCCCTTCTAATGTGGAACTGAAACGCAAGACGACGCACCCCCACTCTAGGGGGCAGGTCATCTGCGACGCCTGCTTCACCACAATCAGGCAGGGCCTCATGTACCGGAGGGACGCCTGGAAGGACGGAACCTACCACTGGTCCCTCCGGTACTGCCCAAACTGCTGGCTCATCCTCGACGAGGTAGGAGCCACAACGCAACCAACCTACGGCGGCCCAGACGCCGAGCACTACGAGCAATGGGCCGCCAACCACATCAACACAGAAAGAGCACAAGCATGGATGCTTCGCACATTTCCACCCTAACCACGCAACAGTTGGACGACGTCGCAAAGGCTGCAACAGCCCACCGCCCAACAGAACTCCTGAACGTCACTACTGGCGGCGGACACATTCACATTGAAGCCATTTCGGCTGACGGCCGCACGGTCTTCGGTGAATGGGACCTTCAGCTCCGAGATGGAACCATGTTCCTTCGTGTCGTAATCGACGACCTCCTCTACGTAGAGGCACTAGAAGAGAGAATGCCGCTACGGTGGGGCAGAGCAATGACCGGCCTACGGGATTGGGGGAAAGCGGTCAATGCCGTTGAGCTCAAGAAGGCGCTATCGTCTCAGCCTGAGATGGCCCACCTGATCGCAGATCACCTCATTGCACCCAGTGAGTACTCACCCCTAGGAGGGCGTCCTCGATGGTAGACATCAAGCTTCACGGCCACCAGTGGGTCACCAAAATGTGCTGCACCCAGTGCGGCGTCACCCGTATCGAGCAGGCGCACCCGCGAACCAAGCCGTGGGTGGCCGTCGAATCAACCCTCAAGACCACCGCCCGCACTCTCGGCTGGAAAGTCGGGGCCGAGACAGCAATCTGCGGAGCATGCAGGAGGCAGAAGTGACCAAGACGTGGCGCTACGTTGACGCGCGCTGCACGTGGAAGCCCCTCGCCCGCTACCTCACCTGGAAGTGGAGGCGGCAAGGTTACAGGACGGCATACGTCTCCGTCAGCCTTTGCAAAGCACTCGTCGGGGCGCTAGACTATGACCATTCCGGTGAGTGACTCCGCTGGATGTGGGATAGGTGAACGGCCCGGGGATTGACCAAGATGTCTCCCCGGGCCGTTGCCATACTCTGGATAGAAAGACAAGACACCAATGACCCCCCTTGATGAAGCCATCATCGAGAACGACCTCCTCCCCGAGGACCAGCGAGCCAGCAACGTAGAGCTCGCTGAACGCTTCAACGTCTCAGAGTCGTCCGTCCGCCGCCACCGCGCCAAGCTGAAGCGCCGCGGCGCCCCCGACATGGGGCACGACGCCTTCTTCAACGACGTCCCCGTGGACGCCATCTTGCAGCGAGGGAAGACGATCCGCCTCCCCGATGGCTCCTATGAGAAGATCACCTGGAAGCCCGGCGCCGTCGAGATGGCTGAGGCTAAGCGCCTATCCTATGAGGACCTCGCCCACGTCTTCCATGAGCCTATCCTTCCCAAGCCCGCCAAGGTGTCCGATGCCTCTACGAAGGTCGTCTGCCTCGCGGATTTCCAGCTTGGGAAGGTTGGAAGTGGCGGAGGCACTGAGGACACAATCCGACTCGTCAGGCGAGCCATTCACGACATCGCAGACGACATCCGCTTCCATGGCCCCTATAAGCGCATCATCCTCGCCGACGTGGGGGACTCCACGGAGGGGTTCTGGAATGTCGCCAGCCAGGCGCAGACCAACGACCTCTCCCTCACGGATCAGATCAGGACAGTGCAGCGCCTCTACGCCGAGGCCCTCCAGGCCCTCGCCCCTCTATGCTCGTCCCTCTACTATGTGGCCGTCCCATCCAACCACTGTGCCGTCCGCACCGGCCCCGGTAAGAACAGTCGCGCCAACGCCCCCGATGATGACTTCGGAATCATGATCTCCAAGAACATCGAGGACATCATCGCGGGCCGACCAGGCTACGAGCACGTCACCTTCCATCGCCCCGAGAAGTGGGAGGAGGCCGTAACCATGGATGCCGCCGACGGGACCCGCATCGGCTTCACACACGGCCATCTGGCGGGCCAGCAGTCTAAGGTGCCATCCTGGTTCAGGGACCTCGCGTTCGGGCGCCGGAGCGGCCTCTACGACGCCAGAATCCTAGTCCACGGCCACTGGCACAACTTCGCCGTGAGCCAGGCCGGTGACGCCCGCTGGATCATCTCCTGCCCATCAGCGGACCGGGGCTCAGACTGGTGGACCAACCTGTCCGGCGACTCCACCAAGCCCGCAATCCTCACCTTCGAGGCCCAGGGCGGAAACGCCTCATCCTGGGAACTCTACTCCTGACACTACAAGGCCCCCGCCTGTAACCGGCTTGGTACAGGCGGGGGCCTTGTATTGCCTCAGGCAACCTTACGGATCACCAGATCATGAACCGTCAGCGACGGGATCGGCGCCTCCAACCAGACACCCCACGTGTCACCGACATTCGGGTCAACCACCTTCGGCTCAATGTCGAGCTCAAGCACCTGATGATCGCCCTTACGGACCTCCAGGGTGGCGATCTGCGCGCCCTGGTCAGCCTGCGCAGGGTGCCCCTCCTCCTGGAAGCGGCGTACCGTGTACAGGTTCGCCTGCCCGGTCTCCTCACCGAAGTTGCCGCCCGGGAACGAGTAGCGGAGAGTCATGTGCCACTTCCCACCCGAGGGGCGCAACTGCTCGAGTCCAGTGGAGAGAATCTGGTGCTGGAAGTCCAGGCGCACACCATCCCCGGTCTCGGCGGCGTTGATCTTCGGCCACTCACTGATCGGGGGGAACAGGTCAGGGTTCGTGGACACCGGCCGCTCAGGGCGGATAATGATCGCCCCGAGGGGAGTGTCTGCCGGAACCGGCTCACCCTTATCCAGTCGCAGCACGCGAGGGAATACCGCCAGGTTACGGGCGAGCTGCTGCGTGAGCTCATCAGCGTGCTCAGCGATACGCTTCGTTGCCTCCCCATCGGCCTTCGTCTGCTCCGCCGCCGATCGGGTAGCCCGGATCGAGTCACCCATCGCAGCCACCTGCGCCTTAGTGGCGTAGGCGGCGTCGGCGGCCTCCTTCGTCAGGGCCTTACCCGCGATGGCCTTAGCCTCCACGGCGTCAGCTGTGGCCTTGCCGGCGACCGTGCGAACCTGCTCCACCTTCACGTCGACAGCACTGACGTCAGCCTTCGTGGCCTTACCGGCAAGCTCCTCCTTCGTTGCCAGCTTGGAGGTGTCAACCTGGGGTGCCCCGTCGTTGACCTTCACCCCCGACGCGCCAATATTGATTGTCACCTGCGACGGCAGGCACTGGCTAGCCTTCTCTTCCGACATGCGTCTCCTTACGCCTGGAACTCGATACTTGCGGGCACCTCGCGGGCACCATCCCACACGGTGATCGTGGCGGCCACCTCGCGCGCCCCATCCCACACGAACACCGGCTGCGCCTTGACGGGCGTCTCGTAGATCTTCAAGGACGAGATAGCCGCATCACCAGAACCGGCCGGGACACCGATCGACGGCAGCCACCGGGGGGCCGCGCTCGCGGGGAGCTCAACCTCCGCCACCACCTTCGTCTGCCCCTGTGGGAGCGCGACATTAGCGATATCGAACGGGCCGTTGATCTTGACCTTGTTGTCGTTGAACCAGTTCACGCGCAGGTCAATGCGGGCCCCCACAGTGTCCTGGTAGTCGACCTCGAAGGTGAACTTCCGGGAGCCGACAGGCATGGCTGCACTGTCGTAGGGGGTGGTGGACGCCCCGGCAGGGAGGGTCGCCCCGTCACCCTGCCGGGAGCCCTTACTGCGCCACCACGCCCCCAGAACCGGGAAGATACTGTCTGCCACTATGCGTCCTTCCTGACGACGATCGTGCCCGCCGGAGTACCCGACGGGACCTGCTCATGCTTACCGAGCGAAAGCACCCCGGGCCGCGAGCGCAGCTCCTCCACCTCAAGCTTCAGCGGAAGGTAGCCCTTCAGCCAGGGCACCACGAGCCCGAGGACGTGCTGCGACGGCGGGTTCGCGTAGGGGTTGCCGATCGGCTCCCACTGACCCCCCTGCTGCGGGTCCTCGCGCAGCTGCCCGTCCGTGATGTACAGGTGAGCGATGCCAAGCTTGTCGGCCTTGTCGAACACGCTCTTGTAGTTCTCACTGGTGACGCCATGGACGACGGCCCACCAGCGGGTGGAGGGGTACGCCTTCATGTGGTCTGGGAGGATCGGGGTCCCGGGGTCCTCGTTCAGGAACGCTGTGGCGTCCTTCTCGAACATCATGCACACGTCGAAGTCGAGCTTGCACATCTCCTCGGAGATGTTCGACCCCGAGTTGATGACGATGAGGAAGTCCTTGCCATACTTGGCGCGAATCCGGTCAATGAGGGACTTGTAGGCGGGGATGCGTCCAGCCTGGGTGCCCCACCCGTTGATGGCCTCGTCGAGGAACACGCCCTGACAGACGTCCCCGTACTGGGTCTTGGCCTTATCGATCTGGGAGAGGATGTACTCCTCCGTGTACTTGTCCACGTCAGGCACGTTCGCGCGCCCAGGGTCACCAGCCGGGAGCGTGGCGGCGAGGTACTGGGTCTTCACGTAGAACACGGCACGCTTCGCCCCAGCCGCGAGCGCAAGCTCGGCCTGCTTCTTGAAGTCGACGTTGAACTCATCCCAGTTGCCGCTGTTGCGGTTCAGGATGACAATGCCGAGAGAGCCCGCGAACTTCAGGATGTTGGCCCACTTCGAGGTCTTCCCGGGCTTGCCGTCATCATAGTAGTCGGGCCAGAAGTAGGTGACGGGGCTGTAGTAGCGCTCCCCAGGCTTGAACGGGGAGATGATCTTGCCGAGTGCGTCTACCCGGCGCGTGGCTGCATTGACGTCCTCCAGGCTTGCCTTCTGGGCCAGTTCACGCTCGAGGTTCTGCTGCTGCACGAAGGTGCTGTAGGCGTCATCCCGAGTGAGGTAGGAGGACAAGTCCACGTGCCCGCCGGCCTGCGCCTGACTCAGCTCGGCCTTGGTCGCGTAGGTGGAGGCAGCCTCAGCCTTCGGGAGAGCTGCATCTGCGATCGCCCTAGCGTTGCGGATACTGTCCCCCATGGCCGCAACCTGTGTTTTGGTGGAGTACGTGCCGGCCGCAGTGGCGGTGGTGAGGTAGTCGGAGAGTGCCGCCTTGGTTGCATACTTACCGTCAGCGTCCGTGGTGGTGGCGTACTGGGTGAGGTCAGTTTTGCGGGCATACTTGCTGTCGGCGTCACTGGAGGTGACGAACCGGGAAATATCAGGCACAGTCGGGATAGCCCCACGCACCTCAGCCAAGGCCGCCTTAGTGGCGTAGGTTGAGGCGGCCTCCGTCTTAGGGAGGGCCAGGTTAGCGACACCGCGCACACCCTCCACCTTCGCAGACAGTGCATCATCAGCCTGTCGCATCTCCGTCTTCGTGGCGAAACCCGACAAGTCGGGTGCAGCCTGCCCACCACCACCTAGCTGGGCCTGCGCGAGGGCCGCCTTCGTGGCGTACGTGGAGGCGGCATCCTCAGACTTGAGGTAGCCTCCGAGGGACTCCTTCGTGGCGTAGGTGTCAGCGACCGCCTTGCTGGTGGCGTACTGGGCCAGCTCCGTCTTCGTGGCAGCCGTGGTAGCCATGGAGGTGATGCGCTCGCCGAGCTTCCGCTCCGACGCCAGCGCCTCCTCCTTCGTAGCATACGTGGAGGCAGCCTCAGCCTTGGGGAGTGCCCCGTCAGCCGTGGCCTTCACCGCCTCAATACGCGAAGACAGGGAATCATCCCCCCGAGTCACCTCCTCCTTCGTAGCCAGCGCAGACACGTCAGGGGTGCGCCCCTCAGACGCCTTACGCAGAGCATCAAGCTCCGCCTTAGTGGCGAAAGTGCGGTCAGCCTTCTCTGTGCTATACCAGGTCAGGTTAGCCATTAGTCCTCCATGCGAGTACTCCGTCCCCGACCTCGATCACGTCGGGGGCGTTGATTGCTTCCAGGGTCCCGTCTCCGATGTCGCGGACGCGACGCCCATCCCGGTCAGACGGGTCTTCAACGGCGACACCAGAGAAGATGTCTACGAGGCCAACCTCGGTGCCAGCGATGATGCGCGCGTTGACGCAGCGGGTGAGGCCTGTGTCGCCGGGGATGTTGACGCACACCCGGTAGTTCTGCTCCCCGTCAGGCAGGGTTGATGGGGCTGCGATGTTCAGGAATGGGTCACCGTCGTGGTTGACGAGGATGCCGTCGGAACGGAGTCGCCCGGCCGCGTAGTGGGCAATGAGGGCGTTAGTGGAATCCACCTCAACGCCCTTGTAGTGGGGGAGCGGAGTGAACTCAACGCGCCCCATCCGGCCGAGCCCCTCAGGGCCAACCACCTTACCTGTGATGCGTGCGTACCCCTGGTTCACGAACTCTCCTGACGCCGATTCGTTACAACCTTCACTCTATCAATCCGATCATGAAGGCTGGATACCTCGTCGTAAAGATGAGCTCTGTCAGCGCGCGCGTCATTCCTGACGCCCTCAACCTGCCCCTCCAGGCCCTGGATGCGGTGCGACTGATCCACAACACTCTCCCGGAGAGCCCCGACAGCCTCCGCCAGGGCGTCCATCTTCGAGGTCAGGTCATCGAATCGCATGTCTAGGTCGTCTCGCAGGTTCGTGGCGTGGTTGTTGTGCACCCCCTCGGATGCGGATTCAGCGGCATCAGCGGCCCGAGCAACATGAACACTCATTCGCTCCAGGCGCTCGTCATTCTGTGCCTGCTGCCTCTTCAGTCTACTTGCGAGTCGAGCCACAAGCGCAGCCAGCAGCGCGACCGTAGCCGCAATGAGATCAGGCGACGTGAGTATCTGGCCTATCGGCAGGACGCTATCTACTGGCTGCACTGGTCACTCAGCTCGCGTGGCGGGGAGTGTACTCGACGGGTGCCGTGGCGATCGCCTTGTCCGTCTCCTTCGCGTCAGCGATGGAGGTTAGGACGCTGGCCAGGACGGCGGTCGCAGCGATACCGAGCGCCCCCTTCCAGTCAATGTCGAGAATGCCGACACCCACAACGAAGGTGGCGAGCAGGGACTGGGCGAAGGTCTTCACGGCGCGGTCGAAGACGCCAGACCAGAATGAGGCTCGAGCGTAAATGCTCATGCACTCACCCCTTTCGGAAACAACTAGGGGGCAGGACTTCTGCCCCACCCCCTAGTTTACACTGCGTCAAACGAGGTCACATAAGCCGGAACGACCCCGGGCGCGACCGGTTCAGCGCCTCCTGGAGGGCCGCCCACGTAGCCTCACCAGGCTCACCATCCACATACTCGCCGAAGCTCCAGCCGCCAGCGAAACGGTTCCACACCTCAGGGGCGGCAGGCTTCACCAAGCACCAAGCCCAGTACTGGAAGACGCGGATCACATGCGAGTCCCAGCCGCGATCCTCGGGAAGCTTGTCCGCCCCAATGAGCATCCGCTGAGCGCTAGACGCAACCGTGCTGTTCAGGTAGCGGCGCAGGTTCGCCACAGCGTAAGTCTCGTTGTAGCCGGGGGCGAAGACGTCGATGAGGCGCTTCATGGTCGCAGGACCATACTCGCCATCCACCTGGAGTGCACCGGAAGTGGACACCGGCGCGGGGGCGCCAGAGATGACCTGTCCACCGCCGATCATCCGGTCCCACGTGGAGCGGTCGCGGAGCCGGTTCAGGTCGAGAGTGCCGCTGTAGCCAGGCAGTCGACCATCCTCTGTGTACTGGTGGATCAGCGGGGACCCCCAGTAGGAGACGCTCGGGATAGCAGGGTCGCTGTAGGAGGTGCCGTAGTCCGAGTAGCTCTGGCCGCCCGCATACCAGAGCGGGTACTCGCGGGCCACGGCCGACCAGTCGTAGCCATTCAGGGCGCTGCCGTTCATGTAGATGCCGGGGGTGCCTCCCGTGAGAGACCGCACCGTGTCAAGGAAGGCCTTCGCCCAGCCCGGCCCCTGCGGGACAGCGTTCGCCTCCCAGTCGAGCCAGAGGGTGGCCTTACCCAGGTAGTCGCGCACAGAGTCCACGAAGTAGCGGGCCTGCGCCTGGGCGTCGCCGGGGCGGGCGAAGTGGTAGAAACCCAGCCGCTTACTGGCCCCGAGGGTGGCGTTAGCCTGCGACCCCATGTAGGGATTCTGGTAGTCGTCATCCTCGGTGGCCTTGACGATCACGAAGTCAGCCCAAATGGCGGCGACATGGAGCCCTGCCTGGTGGCTGGAGATGTCGATACCGTGCGCATGGGCAGGAGTGCCCGACTGAGGCTGCGGGGTGGGCGCCTTGGCCTGTGCGGGCTGCTGCCCCTTGCGGAACTCGGGCCACTGCTGGAAGAACTTCGCCTCATTGAAACGGTGGCAGGAAGTCCACCGGCCAGCCTGCGTGTGCGGGTGCGAGGAGTAGCGGGCAGTGCGAGTCTCACCCCCGGTCTGGTCGCCCAAGTAGCCATCGATACCCCCATCCTCGTCTATCCAAGCCTCAGACTCCAGCGGGTCATAACCATCCTCGACGATGACAACGACGTGACCAACACCACCCTCGTTCGCTGCGGACAGGACGATATCTCCCGCACGGAAACCGCCGTCCGGAGTCAGGTTCTCGTCAGCCCATGGAACCTCATCGAAGCCGCAAGCCTCGAGGCCCTGGCGCAGGTTCCCCGTCCAGTGGTCATTAATTTCCGGCAGGGCCGGGTGTCCCCACGGGACACCGTAGGTGTCATGCAACCCGTAACAGACCGCTCCAGCAGCGAGACTGGAGCAGTCGGCATTCTGTGGAGAGGACACCTTCCCCTCCCAGTCCGCATTGGCGTACCAGGTTCGCCGATCGGGCTGACTGTAGCCGACGTCCTCTTGGTCGCAGATGCGGCGAGCGATACGCGCCGCAACACTCCCTACACTCACTTACTCTCCTTCGTTTTACCTTCAAAGTCGACCACCTTAGCTTCGGCGATAGCGACACGCTTTGTGAGTGCGGCCACCTCCATTGCGAGGATGTCGATGACTGCCATGGCGTCAACCTGGCTTCCGGCTCCCACTTCATTCTCCTTCCGACTGAGGTCTAGTAGGACCATAATACCCTCCGCCCAGGATGTAAGCCTGGTCTTCTGAGGGGGTAGTGTCCATATATGAGAGCCCAAGCTCCCATGGTGAGCGGCGAGCGTAGTCCACCCACTCGATTGTGCCGTCAGCCTGCGGTGTGTCGACAATGCGGGCGCCCTTCACGAGGACAGACACCTCCTCGCCAGGCTGCCCCTCGATGTGTACCTTCCACGGTGCAGCCCCGGGGCCGTAGCCGGTCTTCTCGAGGCGCCCCCTCCCTGAGGTGCACAGCACCATCCATGGGGCGTTCTTGGAGGCGATAGCGGGCACGTAGTCGGGGAGCTCCCACGTACACCTGCCTTCACTGTCCAGGGTGAGGTTCTCCCAGTACTCGATCCCGTCGTAGGGGGATTCTGTACAGGAGTGCGACAGCCACATGCCTGTCTTCTTGGTAACCTCAGGCACTCGCATCGTGAACTTCTTCGTGCCGGACATGTGGACACCGGAGTTGTCGACCCAGTAAGCGGAACCCTTCCACCCCATCACGATCTGCGATGGAGTGATGTAGAACCCTGTCTTAGGGTCGTCAAGGTACTTCAGCGGCTTCAACCAGGCGGAGTCATGGTCAACACCAGTTGAAATTTTATTGTCCTTCCAGTACATGATGCCACCGTCGTTGACGGTCATGGAACTGGAGTGTGTGCGCACACTTAATCCATACTTACTAAGGTTGAGCGTCCCATATGTGCTGCCATTATCCGAACCGGTGTACAAGCTAACCCCGTCTGTACTGACAGAAACATACGGGCGAGGAGTGTCCTTATCGTTCTGGCCGGTTTTACGCAGAGGAGAATGCAGTTTGAGCATCGGAACCCCCTGCGCGGACTTCGACATGAAGAGCGCACCATCCCACCAATCATCCTCCAGTGAATTGAACGACAGGCCCACGCCGATCTTGTTGCCCTCACGGCCGACGTCAGAGTTTGTGGACGACCACACAATGTCATTGAAGTAGGTTTCCGACCAGCTATCCCGCCGCCCGATGCGGCCATCGATGATGATCTCTCCGGTGTGTGCGTTAATGTCTAGCGACTTCCACCCACTGGAGGAGTAGACGCGCATCCCGTCATTGTCGATCTTAAGTCCGCGGTTATTTTGGCGATCAGTCTGAATGGATACGCCCGTGATGACCTGACCGTCAATGGCCCCTGCGCGCAGATTGTCTGCTGTCACCGAGTTCGCGGCAAGCATGCCTGCCTTGATCTTCTCGAACTCGCCACTGCGGGCATTGATGATGCGGGTCCACACGTGCTTCGCCGTGAGGTCAACAAATGATGCATTACCGGTGACGGTCAGCTGGTCTGTGGTGAGTTGGAGGAACTTGCCTATATCTCCAGCGATGCGCCGGGCAGCGAGGTCGTTGATGGCTGCGGAGCCCGCGGTGAGGCGCCCCACGTCGAGGTTGCTGATCTGCTCGCCGGAGACGCGGGCGCGCTCCCAGTCAATACCGTTCCACTTCCACTCAGCCACGATGTCGAGGGTGGAGGGGTCCTGGATTCGGGCCGTATCCCCATAGGTTTCCCCGGGGAAGTCGGGCTTGTCTGTGGAGTTGCCCTTCTGGTAGAAGACCTTCCCGAAGGTCGTGCGCATCCTGCGGATGGACGCCTCGATCGTGGACTGCGCCAACGACGCGGCGGCCTTCTGGAACGGGTTGTCAGACTCTACCCACTCCCATCCCTTGTGGGAGTGGACGGTCGTGTTACCGTCGGCTGAGCGATCGTAGGCCGGGAATGCGGTCTCGGCGGGAAACGTGGCCGGGCCGGGCCACTGGATGTACTCATCCTTGATCTCAGCCACAGCTCACCTCACTTCGCGCGGATAATCATGGAGGCGACGGAGCCGCGGGGGCGGATGGGGAATGGCCGGCCGCCGCCTACGTTCTTCGCGTAGGGGCGCCGATCGGCCACTGTTGTTCCTGTGGACATGGCGTAGGTGTAGCCATTGCCGGAGGCGTCGTTCCAGCCGATGTCGGTATTCGCTTTACCGGCCCTCCAGTTGGAGTCCTGGTTGTTGGAGTCCACGAGGTCGTGGCCGTGTGAGGGCATCTCGTTTACGGTGAGCGTGTGGTGGGTCTCGCCGACGGTCGAGCCAGTGACGAGCGCGTCCGTGCTCCCCTGCCCGTAGATGACCTTCCCCTTGAGGTCTGGGATGTTGAACGTGGTGGAACCATTACCACTACCGGCAGCGGTTCCGATCGCGTCAAACAAGGCCTTGTACTCGGTGCGGCTCACTTCCTGCCCGTAGCACAAGAGCCAGTTCTTCGGCGGCCGGGACCCGTAGAAGGGGAGTACTGCCCCGATGGGGACAATCGCATCCACGACAGACAGGTAGGAGTTGTTGACGCTCTGGAGTGCCCCGCGAGCCACGCCCGCGGACTCTGACGCCCTCTCCGCCTCCAACTGCGCAGAGGTGATACCATCCTCCATCTTGGTGAGCTTCGCCGCCGTAATGGGTGTGCGCCCATCCGGGCCATCCTTCCAAACGTTCCCCCAATATGGCATATCAGTCTCCCTTCTTCCTCAACGTGAATACGCGAGCGTCCGGGGACACCCACTGTGACTTGTCAACCACGCCCTTGTCTGGCGGGTATGGGCCTGTCTCCACCAAGGATACCGCAACCTGAGTCATAGCCTCGGAGAGCTTCTGGGTCTCCTTAAGGGCCTCGGCTCGGGCGGCCCGCTGTAGAACATCACTGGCTGCGATCTTCTCCTCAACCGACCGAACAATCGCATTCGTGTCAATGGACTGCTCGAGCGTAATGGTCGCCTTAGGGCCCCACTCGGACTTGTTCCCAGCTCGATCATACGCCCGAAGACACACCTCGTAGTCCCGGATTTCCAGGCCTGCTATAGAGGTGCGCTGCATGGGGGTAATCATGTCCGCGAACTTCGCCGGGGGGCGCCCAGGGTGCTGCACTGACACCTCAACGCCCGCGAAGTCGGCAGGCATGTTCTGCCCATTCTGGCCTGCGTAATCCCACCACACCTGGAGCACGCCGAGCGACTGCGATAGGACCGGGCGGGAAGGGACTGGCGGTGGCTCCCTGTCAGACTCCGTGGTCAGAATCAGCGGCTGCGACCAGGCGCCAGTGGCGTTAGAGCTCTGGGCTCGCACCGAGAACCGGTACTCCATCCCCGGGAGCAGTGGCCCAACGGTGGCCTTCGTCGTGTCGGCGCCGCGCACAACCATGGAGCCCGCGATACTTGTCCCGAACATGGACAGCTGCCATGCGACCTCATAGGAGACGACATCGACAGCATTGCCTAGGGTGTCGGTCTCGACGCGCCCCCACTGGAGGTCTACGAGGGCCCGCACCCACCCTTCCGAGTTGGTGATGGCGCGGCTGGAGCCTGTGAGGCCCTGCGGGGGGAGGGGCCAGTACTTGCTCGTCGGCTGACTAGGGCGCACGCCACTACCGGAGGTGGAGGCGAGCCCAACGATGCCCTTCGTGCGCTTCGTCAGGCGCCCCAGGAGGCTGTCAAGGACGGTGCCGAAGGTGGTGTGGCCGACCACCATCCCGTTCTTCTGGGTGACGCTGATCTGGGCGACCTGGAGGCGCTCCATCCCAGCCTTGCGTTCCACCATGATCCAGTCACCGAGGCGGTAGTCGACCCAGGGGAGGAGGTGCACGTCGGTGGCGGCCCACTCGCGCTTAATCTCCTCGCTCACGTGGGCGCCTGACTTGAGGGTGGCCTCGGCGACAAGGCGCGCCGTGGACTCCAGCTCCACGCCGCCAGCCTCAACGACCTTCTCGATACGTCGCATCCCCTTCGGGGCAAGGTCGTTATGGATGAGCCACGTCCTACCAGCCTCGCCCTTCACGAGGACATCGGTGCACATGTCCGCCCATGTGGCGGCCTCAGGGGCCCCTGTGAGCGTAGTGGCGAGCGGCCAACGCTTCGAGGCCGTCAGATCGCGCGCCTGAGTCGTGTCAGCGTTGTACACCTTGAAGGTGCGCCCCTGCCACACGGTGTCGATCATGCCGAGGTCGCGGAGGGAGTCAACCACCTGGAGGAGGCTGATCGTCGGGTCGAAGTACAGGGTTACGACCTTAGCCCAGTCCTGGTTCGCGGAGTCCTTCACCGTGTTGGCATCCAAGGCGAGCCCGGCGCCCCAGCCACGCTTGGCGGCGTTCTGCCAGACGGTGCCGATGATCGCCCCAGCGTTACGGGAGAGGAACTTGAACTTCCCCTCCTTGTCCTTCGCCTCGACAGGCACGGACCAGACGAGCGCCTCTTTCAGGTAGTCGCTCACATGGATGGCGCTCACCTTGCGCGAGTCCGTGCCGTCGTTGACGAGATTGTGCTCGGTCTTCTGGGTGACGAAGCGGGCGTCCGGCAGCTCCTCCCAGTCGGTCCCGTTGAAGGTAGCCTCAACGGCAACTTCGACCTCACGCTCCAGCACATCCCCCCGGATGGCGTTAGGGCCAGGGGCGTAAGACATGGATAGCGTGGGGGTCTTCCCGCGCGGCGTGGTGACCGTCATCTCCAGGATGTCGGGCACAACCCCGATCCTCGCACCCTGCACCTCGTAGGCGACAGCACGCAGCTGCATGCCGGGGAAGTAGTCGCGGCGCATCAGTAAGCCCTCCTCGCCTGAATGAGGCCTGTAGTTCCCGTGACCTGCAAGACGATCTTCCCCTCATGGTTGGGGGTGAGCTGGAAGCCGCTCGGGGACATGCTGATCTCGGCTGACGCGTTGAGCGCCCCCTGTAGCGGGTACCAGCGCTCGGACACCTGCCTCCATGCGGAGTACTTGCCCACGTCAATGAGGAGTCTCTGACTGGGCTCCATGGTTCCCCGCCAGGTGAGCGACGTGCCGGACGCCTGGTCGACGATCGTGCACGTGTTGCCCGTAGGGGTGAGCTTCAGGAGAGCGTCCATGATGGGGGCAGCCCCCCCGGCCAGGCGGGACAGGTCAGTGAGCGGAACCTCAATGGCCGTCTCGTCCTTCCAGACGCCCTCCACGGCCTCGAAGACGACGGTGGTGTCGATAGCCCACTCCCCATACCGCCACTGCGGCTGAGACACGCTCACGAGGCGCACAAGGGCCTCCTTGGGGGCACCCCCCGCGGGGCGGTGCTGGAGCCGGGCGAGCTGACCGGAGTTCCGCAGGCGAGCCATAAGCGCCTGCCAGTTACGATCAAGGTCACCGCGGGAGCCCCCCTCGACCATGAACGCGATCGTCACCTTGAAGGTATCGACCCCCTGCCCAGCGCCATCAATGACCCCATTGCGGAACGGCACCTCAGTGGAGGTAAGACGAGGCCCAGGGACGGCGGGCAGCAGCGTCCCCTGCATCACCCGCCACTTCCCTGGCTGATCCAGGTCTACCCCATTGAGTGCATACTCGCTAGACATGAAGCCATTCTACTAGATCGACGATGCGAGGCGGATGCCGTCAGCGACATCATCCCTGGTCTTGGAGTCGCTCTGCGCCTGCGGGTAGTAGTTGGTGATGTTGACGGTCCCGCCGCTGGCCGCCTTGCTTCCAGCCGCCACGGACGAGAGAGTGTTCAGGGCGTCCCGGGACGGCTTCGCCTTCTCGAACGACGGTGCGACATGGGCTGCGATATCCGGAGAGATGTCGTTAGCCAGGTCATCCGTGAAGCCCTCCAGGGAGTCCCTGACCGCATCATACTGCGACTCCAGCCCGTCAATGAAGCCCTGCATGACGAGGCGCCCAGCATCCCTCAGGATGACCTTATCGACAGGGGCGGGACCCTTCCATGAAGGCAGGTACGACGTCAGAGAGGACAGCTTGTTCTGGACAGAGCTGAACATGGAGGAGATGCCGTCGATGAAACCCTGAATGACGCTCTTACCCGCGTTCCACAGCCACGACCCCGCATTGGAGAATACGTTCTTGATATTGTTCGGGATATTGCGGACAGTGTTCATCATATTGTTGACCCAACTGACAACCGTGCTCACGATACCGCTCCACATGGACGCCGTGGCGTTCCTGATGAACGACCACCCATCACTTACGAGGCTACGGGCACTGCTGATGGCATTGCTGATGGTCGAGGTGATCCAGTTCCACACGGACTTGATAGTATTCAACACCGCATTCCAGGCAGTGGATGCCAGCGACATGATACTGTTGCCGAATACGCCGAAGGACCCCTTGATGAGGTTCCAGACACCCTCACCGATCGTCTTGATGCCATTCCAGGCACCTGACCAGTCACCCTTGATGACAGCGAGGACAGTCTGAATGATGCCCTTGATAACCTGGATTGCACCAGTCACGGTAGACATGATCGAGTTCCACGACGCCATAACCAGAGGCATAAGCCACTGCATAACCTTCCCCACCAGCTGGATCGCCGGGATTAGGGCGGACGCGAGCAGCACAATCAGGTTCGAGATTGGCGGCAGAATCTGCGGCAGATACTCGGAGATGATCGGGGCGAGCTGGGCGATGATCTCCGAGATGACAGGCACCAAGGCCTGGATCACCGGGAGAAGCGCCGCAGACAGCTGCTCGATGATCGGCGTGAGGATCGGAACCAGCTGCTGGAAGATCGGGGCCAGCCCCTCCACCAGCTGGGCCACCAGGGGGGCGATAGCCTCAAGCAGGGTGCCCGCGACAGTGGCGATAGCCCCGAACGCCTCACCCAGGGCAGGCATGGCCGGAGCGAGCGCCTGCACAGCCACTAGGAGGCTGTTGAAGAAGTTCGCCAGACCATCCTGGAACGCAGGATTCTCGAGGGCCGTAGCGAGCCCAGTGAGCGCAGTGCGGAGCGTCTCACCAATCAGGGGAAGCACCACACCAAGAGTCGGCTCGAGAGACACGAACGCCTCGCCGAGCTTCCCAACACCCTGGAACGCCGAGCTAGCAGCCTGCCCCATAGAGGAGAACAGGTTCGTCAGCGTCGCCTGGAACAGGGGGCCATTGACGGCCTTGTTCGCCTTGTCCAGGGCATCGGCAATGGAGTCGATCGGAGCGGACCCGTTCGCCATAGCGGTGAAGAGGCCGCCAATGATCCCGCCCAGGTCGATCGTGATGTCCTTGAGGGTGCCGAACGCCTGTGCGGCGCGACGAATGGACGCCTCCATCTGGCCGGATGCGGCCGCCTTCTCTGCCCACTGCTCGAACGAGGCGGCCAGGTTGTTTGCCCACTGGGCGATGCTGGGGAGGAACTTCGCCCCCACCTCACCCACCGTCAGGATGCCGTTAGTGAACGACGCCGCCCCCGTGGACCCGATCGCCAGCGCCTGCGACAGGTATGTGAGGGACTGCTGGAAGCCAGCAATATGCCCGCCAGCAGCCCCAGCGATGGCGGCGGTCATGGACCCCAGGTTGGAGGCGATCGTCTGGAGCGCAGGCGACAGCTCCTGGATGGCGACATTAGCGAAGTCGCGGATCGGCTGAGCCGCCTGCTCCCAGTAGGCGCCCGAGATTTGAGTCTGAAGGTTCTGGAACGACGGCCCCAGGTCCTCGAGGACAGTCTTCGTGTCCTTGAGTGCCGCAATCAGGACTCCCGCCCCGGCGGCGGCAGTGCCGAAGATGCCCGGCAGTGCCAACAGTGCCGGAGTGGACTTAGCGATCCCCACAGCCAAGGACGAGAACATGCCCAGGCCGGAGCCGACCACCGAGATTGCGCTACCAATCAAGGTGGACACGGTGCCCATCTTCACTGCGGCCGTATCCAGGTTCCGCAGGAAGTCGTTCAGGTTGCGGCCGATCGACTCGAACACGTTCCCGCCAGCGAGGGCCTTCAGCTGGGCCGCCACCCGCGCCATGGACGCCTTACCGAGGCGCACGTTAATGTCCACCCACCGGGAGCGAGTAAGGCGCTTCAGGTCGAAGCGGGCCTTACCGTCATCAAGGTCGGCGTTGACGGTGGCCTTACCCTCAAGCTTGTTCAGCTCGTGCTTGATCTTCTTCTTCTGCTCCTCCGAGAGCTTCGCATGCACATCCACGTCAGCCTTGAGAGCCTCAATGCGCTTCCGCAACTCCGCAGTGGCGGAAGGGTCGAGCTTCACGCCGACAGACGCGTCAGCCTTCAGCTTGTTCAGGCGGGCCTGGAACTGACGGAACGACCTCTCGTTCACCGTCAGGCCAGCCTTAACGTCACCGGCGGCCCGCTCAACGTCCCGCTTCAGCTTAGCGAGGTCGCCCGGGCGCGTCGACAGGGTGACCGCAGTGCGGATATTGTCGAGCCTCTCCTGGAGCTTCTTCTTCTGCTCCTCCGAGAGGTTCGCGTTAACCTTCACCTCGGACTTGATCTGCTGAATCTTCTTCCGAAGAGCCTCCAGCTGCCCCGACTTAAGGTCCACCTCAGCCTTGAAACGGACGTCCGACTTCGCAGCCTCCTCGCGGGCCTTCTTAAGGGACTCCTTGTCGAGCTTCACCTCCGCATTGAAGGTGATATCAAGGTCCTTGACCTGCTTCTGGATACGCTTCAGGTCGCGGCGAAGCTTCTTAGCGAAGTCAGAAAGGTCAGGGACGACCTTGACGGAAAGCTTACCAACTGTTCCCTTACCGGCCATCTCTAACCTTCCTCACCCCAGGGCAGCAAATAGGGCAGAAACCCCAGCCGCGTCACTCGATGATACCACCGACCCCGAATTACCCTTCGTGGGCCGCGGCATCATCTCCGAGTCCTTCAGCGACGCCTTATTGGTGGCAGACGCCTTAATCAGCAGCGCCAGCCTATCCAGGGCCTCATTCAACCTCTCAGAGTCATGCGAGTACCCGAACCACTGGTCTCCACCCAGCTCGTTCGCCCGATACAGACTCCAGGGCTCATGCGGTAGGCGCTCAAGAAGCTGACTCACGAGAGACACCCGATAATCGCCGTGGACGTCAATCCGGTACAGTGCCCAGAAGTCCGCCGCCGCGTCCGGGTGCCTCTCGAAGAAGTCATCTAGTTCTTGGCGCCTGCGGCTTCCCCCGCGTAAGCCATGACCAAGTTGATGATGTCCTCCATGTTGGAGTCGTCATAGAACTTGTCCCAGGCGCCCAGGTCATTGATGAAGCTCCCCTCCTCGAGGGCCTCCATGACGTCAGCGAGAACAGCCAGGAGGTTCACACCATCCGTATCGTCGCCCATGAACGGCTCCAGGACAGACGTCAGTCGCATCCGCTTAGAGGGCCGCAGAGAATGCGGGGGAACCAACAGCTCATGCCCCGGAAGAGAGGAGAACGGGGGGAGCTTGTCGGCCTTCTTGGTAGCCATGAGACATTCCTTCCAGTGGGGTGTATGGGGTGTTGGAAGGGGCGCCGCCACACACCCCTACATGGCGGCGCCCCTAGTATATCGGCGGTCAGTTGACGGTGAACGCCTTCGGGTCCGAAGCCGCGACGTTGTTCGTGACCACAATGTTCTTGGAGCCCGCGGTCACGCCGCGAGGAACATAGGTGGTGATCTGCGTAGCGGAGTCCTTCTCGAAGGACGCAACGACATCCCCGAACTTGACCTCGCGAACACCATCGAAGTTGGCGCCAGTAATCACGACCTTCGCGCCAACAGCACCGGAGGTGGGTACAGTCGAGGCGATGGTCGGCTTCGCGGTACCCACGCCGGTCACAACGCGAGGCTCCAGCATCTGGACGCGAGTCTTCCCGGAGCTCGGGGAGAGCAGGGTGCCTGCGATCTTGACCTCAGTGAAGTTGTCCAGAGACAGGGAGGGCATGTTTCCGGCGAGGGAGACGCGGCGGAACAGGTAGCCGGAGACGATGCGGCCGTCCTCGACGACAACGAGGATGGCGCGCTCACTGGAGGCGTCGAGCTCGATGTCCCAGGCGCGCTTCGTCGGATCGTAGGTGGAGCCGGGGAACGCCACCTTCATGACGTCCTCCCCGAGGTTGACGGCGTTGATGGTGACCTTGTTGGTGACGTCCTCACGGGTGGAGCGGACGCCCTGACGGTCCCAGGTGCGCTTCGTGGAGGTGTCGCCACCGTCGGACTCGAACTCGATGAGGTTCTCCGAGGAGGTGTCACCGAGCCAGGTCCACCCGTTAGCCTCCAGGGTGGTGCCGTCACCGAAGGTGTACCCATCGAGGTTCGGGGCCTCCGTGTCATTCACGGCGTAGTAGACGTGGCCGCGGCCCGCGATCTGAATCTTGCTGTTTCCGAGGTTAGCCATCAGGCTCCCTTCCTGGCCGTCACCTGAAGGGACGAAACCATGTTGATGTAGTCGGCAGTGGTTCCCATATCCGTTTCCGGTGTGGGCAGCTGGGTCCACTCGAGGTAAGTGGCCCAGCCTTCGGAGGTCACCATTCCTAACCTCCAAGCTTTCTCAATGGCCTGCACGAGTGCGTCACTCGCGTCGGACACCTCATCCCCGTCCGGGCCGGTCATGTACAGGCGTGCCCTGATCTGGGTTGCCGCGAACGTCGGCCCAGACGGGTGAATACGGGAGATGGTCATCTGGACGCGGCACACGAGCTCATTCATGGGGTCGTCCACGTCACCGTGAGTGCGCCACACGATCCGGGAGAGGATGGGCCACTCAGTGGCGCCAGCGGCGGCCGCGTCCTGCACGTACCGGTAGATGAACGGGAGGGGATTCACGTAGGCCATCAGAACCCCCCGTTCGCGTGCACGACGCCACGCATGATGTTCAGCCCCGGCACCCACGTGCGATAGCGGGCTCCTTGGCGGCCAGAGCGGCGACCCTGAGCATCCTGATACACGTAGTGGCCGAACTCGACCGCCACGTCATGGTCTGTGGACGGGGAGATGGACCAGTCCACCTTCCCCTGCTCCAGGCTAAACGAGGAAGACAGCTCCCCCGTCTGAATATGCGGGGCGGCAGCAGTCTCAATCTCCGCGTACACCTTCGCGGCAGCGGCAGCGAACTCAGGCTGACGCGCCACCACGGCGGCAATCTCCTCGTGCGTGTGCTCGTTGTCGTACACCTGGATCATCGAGACTCCGTTCCGAGCGTGTCGCATCGCACGGACCAGTGGCGGGTCATAGGGGACGCGTCATAGGTGAGCGGCTCGCCTGCCTGCTGGAACGTCTTCCCCACCAGTGACTCGGGCCCCTTGACGATCTTCACCCACGAGTGCGGGCCGCCCGGCCACTTCCGGCCGGTACCGAAAATCTTCAGGGCGGTCTCGTCCGTGAGGTCGCCGCGGATGACGCGGTTCTCCGTCGCCTTCACGGCGTTGCCGGCCGAAGGCTGTACGAGCACCTTGTCGATCGTGAACGTCTCGCCACGCTCGAAGCGGCGCCCAGTGCGCCCCTCCTTGACGACAGCAAGCGTCACCTCCACCACGTGGGGGCCATTCTCGAGGTAGCGCCCACGGCGAGGCCGGAACCCTACCACAGCGTCACCTCATCCTCGTCATACACGGGGTGATCCCCCGCGAAGTCCAGGGCAGACGGTCCCCGCAGGTACGTGGGATCGACCGTCAGGGGCCCCTCCAGGGCGCCCAGGAGGTGAGTGCGGCGCGCATATCCGTCCATCTCAGCCCCAGCCACACCCCACCCTGAGGTACCGGCTGACAGGGCCTGCCAGTCACGATCGGTGATCTCCAGGATGCCGGACGCGACAGCCTGATTCACCGAGTAGGTGTACGTGCCCTCTGTCTCATACTTGTAGAGGCCGCCGCCAGGGGCCCTGAGGACACGGGAGACCGACTCAGCCTCCACCATCCGCATGATGACAGAGAAGCTGTAGTCAACTCGACACCGGTTCACCGCGTCAGGCATGCGCAACAGGATCAGGGCCTCAGCCCTATCCAGAAGAGCCTGCACCCAGGTCTTCTCATCGTCCTCCAGGTACCGCATAAGCGACCCCTGAACATCCTCCAGTGTTGCTACCGTCACGTCTCCACCTCCTCAGGAAACCAGGCCACGGGGTGGCCGCCAACCAAAACGCTGGCGGCCACCACCCGGGTCACTTACTGGTGATCTTCACGAACGCGCGCGGGTCACGCAGAACCCACCCGAACTGGGCCTCAGCGAGGATCGCACCCATGTTGCGGTCGAAGAGGTCAACACCCCCGGCGCGCTCAGTCGCCTTACGGTAGGTGATGGTCTCAACGAAGCCGAGCCGCAGAGCGTCCTTGAAGTCGCCACCGATGCCGAGAAGCTTAGCGGCCGGAACCTTGGCCTTCTCGTAGCCAGAGACGGCGCGAGAGTAGGTGGCCGGGACGCCCAGGACGGTACCGAACTTCGCGGTAATGTCGGGGGACTGCTGGTAGAGCGGGCGCCCCTGGGCATCCAGGGCATTCACCAGGTTGCTGCGGAACTTCGGGGCCAGGAGGAAGTGGTCGAAACCGAACTCCGCCTCGTCAGTGTCGTCCAGCACAACCTTGTCGTAGGCGGCGGACAGCTGCTTGGTGAAGTAGCCGGTAGCAGTGGAGGCCAGGTCGAGCTCCTGCACCTTCGTGGTGGAGGTCAGGGCCTCCTTCCCGGTGATGGCGGTACCGGTGTTCGCGTCGATGCCGTGGATGACGGCAGTGTCGATGGCGCGAGCAATAGCCTCACCGAGGGCGCGCTGGATACGCGAGTACTCGCCGAGCGGGTCAGCCTTGGCGGTCTCCTCCGAGTAGAGGATCATCACGGCAGCCTTGACCGGGGTGACGGTCTTAACCTTGCTGGACAGGGTAGCGACCGGCTTCAGGCCACCCTCCTGGACGATACCAGCGGTGGGCTGACCAACCGGGATCGGAATGGCGGTACCGTTAATGGAGACCGGGACACTACCGGCGAGGCCCTGAACGACAGAACCCTTCATGGCGTTGTCCCAGATACCCTTTACGACGGTCTTGGGAAACGCGGCCTCATTCCCGGCGTTAGCGCCGAGAATCTTGGATACGGTCTCGATCTTGGCTTCGTTGTCGGGGTTGTACGCGGGTGCAGGCATATGCCCTCCTTACTGGTCTGCGAGGCCGAAGAACCCGAGCGCCTCGCTCAGGCCGTCATCCTCGGTCTCAAGGTCTGCATCCACCGCAGGGTCGCGGGGGACTGAAGGCGCGGGCGTAGCGTCTGCCTGCTCGCGCAGCGTGGCGAGGGCGTCTACCTGCTCCTGCCACGAGTCTTTGTCTCCGGTGAGGAATGATGCGAAGCGGGCCGGAATGTTGGCCTTGGATAGGATCGACTCCTTCTCGGAGAGCTCGGCGGCGGCACGCTCGGCAGCCTCCTTCGCCTCCAGCTTCTCGGTGAGGGCGGCCAGCTGGGCGCGCAGTTCACTCACCACATCCGCAGGAGCTTCCGCATCATCCTTCGGCGTCTCCTCCGCAGTAGTCTCCTCGTTCTCCTCAGGACTCTCAACGGGGGTCTCCTCGGTGTGCTCAATGGGGTAGTCAGTGGTTGAGATAGGTCCGTCAGTCTCTTCAACGACGGAGGGCTCAGGCGCGGGGGTGTCGCTCATTTGCGCTCCTTCAGCTTCTCCCGGAAGTACTTGTCCATTGCGCGACGGGCATCCACGCCGTGAAGGTCCTGCTCGCGCACAACCTCATTGTACGTTCGTTCGAATGCGATCTGTTGGTCCTTCCCTTCCCAGTGCTTGGAAGTGAAAACCGCTACACACGTACAGAAACAGTGATCGTGGTACCTATCGGCTCTAATCCCCGCAGACTCGGACGACTTATACACCGGGCCACGAGATGCGAGCATGGCGCAGAAACCACAGGGGCCATTCTTGTTCGGGTGACACACCCTGGCGAAAGCGAAAGGCCTAGCGATGAGCTCGCCACGCGAATTGCGCCGATACTTGTCCGGCACATCGGAGAACACCTTCATGCTGCGGTGGCGCTCCTTGACGAGCTCTTCCTCGTCGAGTGTGCGAACGGCCTCCTCCACCCTGTCGGCGACCTTCTCGAAAGCCTCATCGAGTGTCATGCGGGGGCGTCGGCGGGACTCGACCTCCTCAACATCCTCGACGATCGCCTTCTGGGTGTACTCAGAGAACCCCTCGAGGTCTTTCGCCAGGTCATCCAGGGCGCCCTCAATGAGCCCGATGGAGGACGGTGCGGTATCCACTGCGTCGGCGACGGTTCGGCGCGCAGCGGCCAGCACATGGCCCTCCAGGGAGCGCTCCAGGCGCCTCATCCCCTCGGGGGACTTCAACGCCCCCTGAGTGCCCCGGATGGTGCGGGCGATCGTCTTCGGCGAATACCCTGGCTGCGGAGGCACCCACGACTCGGGGACACCAGCCTTGCGGGCCTGTCCCCTCAGGAACAGGGCGGCGGCCGCCCATGCCTGCTTCCTGGCCTGCCACATGAGCGGAGTCAGCAGGTCTCCCACATGCTCCACAGGTGGCGGCTCTGGGAGCCCCTCGAACGCCTTGAGCGCATCCTCTGCGCGGCGGCGGAACAGCATGACAATACCGCGCAAAATGCTGTAGAACAGGGCCTCACTCACCCTTAGGGTCCTCCTCCGCGTCCTCGGGAGCCTCAGGAGCCTCAGGCATATCCAGGCCAGCATCGGCGTCCATCTTGTCTCCACGGGCCTTCTCGCGGCGCAGCTGCTCGGGGGTGAGGTGCAGGAACTCGCGCGCCGTCTCATCCCCAATGATGCCCTGACTGTGGGCCTGGAGGGCGTTCGCCATCTGCGCCGACGTGGAGGGTGCGGCAGCGTCGCGCCACGTCACCTCCAGGGCCTCCAGCCCATTCAGGGGCATGCCGTTCGCCTGGGCGACAATCCTGCCGACACGTTCCAGGGCGTCACTGAACTGGCGCTGCTTGTTCTCGGCGCGAGCAATGAGGCGGTCCTTCGCCACGCGTAGGGCCTCCGCAGACGTCGGGTTATTGTCGGAGGAGACTCCCATCATCGACGGCGGGATACCCGTCATGGCGGACAATTGGAGCGCGTAGGACCGGTACGTGTTGATGAACGGGTCCAGCGCCATCCCGGTAAGCTGCTTCACGTCACCACCGGAGGGGATGGCGATCAGGTTCCCCATGTATGCCTGCATCTTGTCTGGGTGCTGGGCCAGCATCTCGGCCGCACCGTCACCAACCACGGCGCGCATGGGGGAGGACGCAACCTCCTGCGCCACCTGAAGGTTCGTCAGCGTGCGCGAGGCGGCGTCAATGACTGAGGTGAGCTCACGTAGATCGGAGCGCCCATACTTGTCGGACAGGCGAGCACGGTTGAACATGGGGACGATGGACGCCCCCCACTGGTCCTGGCGGCCCTGTCCGACGCTCTTCCAGTCGTACTTACCCTTCGCGTAGAACTCCACGCCATCGGGCGTGTAGTAGGTGGCGCCCACGTTCCCGTCGTCACGGCGATACAGGACAACTCCCTCCACGACCTCGCCACGGAAGTTGATACGCACACGAGCATGCTTCGCATCCACAGCTCGAATCGAGGCGAACTCATGCTCGTCATCCGGGGGTGCGATCACCCAGTACGCGGCGCCAGCACTAATGGCCTCGGCGGCAGCGAGGTTGAACTGGGAGTCCATGTCGTTCGCCTGCCATGTCTTCCGCAGAAGCTCAACCACACCCGCCTTGTCGTCATCTGCGACACGGTACCCATCCGGGATGAGAATCTCCGTGAGGACATCGACCGCCATCTTGGCGAACGGGGCCTGAATCTCCAGGACTCGCGCCTTCGCAGGCAGGCTGATGCCCACCGCATCGAGGCGTCGCTTACCCTCGTAGTAGCCCTCATAGGTGATGGGCCGGTAGGCGCCCGACGCGAACTTGGCGATCATCTTCTGGAAGCTCACATGAACACCTTCCACTCGCCTCGTGGAGCAGTCAGGTCCGCCCACTCCTTCGAGTTCTTCACATGTCTGTACAGCATTCTAGCGCCGATCATGCACACGGCGAGGTCGATCTTCTTAGACGACTTTGGAGACTCCTTCTTCACCGACCAGCGCCCCTTGAACTCATTCACTCGACAATTCGACACATGCTCACCCAAGGCCGAGTCACCGTCATGGGTGAACGTCTGCTGCTGAATCTCCGTGAACGCCGTCTCCGCCGCCTCAGCGAACTGGTAAGCATGCGACCGCATATCCCAAGCGATCGGGGATGCGGACATGCCGCCACGCACCGCAGGGACGATCAGGCGGTCTCCGAAGTCCTCAGGCCACGCTGTGCGGGTGAACGACTCCCACTCGCGCACGTCAGCCCAGAACGCGACCACGTTGTAGGTGTCGAACGCCTTCCTAACCCCCGCATCCACGGCAGCCACATTCACAACCCCAAGGGGCTTCTCGGGCTTCCAGTGCCCGATCTTGAAGATGTGCCCATCCTCCATGCAGCACCCCACGAGGGCAGTGTGGTCGTTCGACTTGGAGCCGTCGAAGAACATGACGATCCGCTCCCCAGGCTCCACCTTACGGTCCGGCTTACGCAGCTGCGTCCACTCCTCCAAGGTGATCCAGGACGCCTCAGCCGCGTTCGGGCGGTTAAGGAAGAAGCGAATGGAGCGCGACTCAGGGTACTCGGGGGACCAAATCTGCTCCTTGATGGACTCCAGATTCACCCACGGACAGTCCTCATACACGTACTCCAGGGCCTTCGTGAGCCCAACCTGCCCCTCCTCCGGCTCGTCCGTTAAAACCGTGTTCGGGGGCGCGATACGCGCATCGTAGAGGATCTTCGTCTTACCGCGCGTGAGACTATCCTCCTGATCGCACCACGCCTCAAAGATCGCCTCAGCCGACGACTGCTCTCCAGGCACCCACGCGTTGCAGGTACCCATGAACCGGCCACCCATCTTCGCCGCGTTCTGCTGAATCGTCTCCAGCATGGCCGGCCCGCCCTGCGCGGGCAGCCAGTGCTCAAGCTCATCCCCCACAACGAAGGACACCTCACCACCCTCCATGGAGTGCGCAGAGGACGTCATCTGCTGGAGCTTCCCCCCGCCCGGCGCCTCAATGAACGTCTTCGCCACCTCGAGGTCATACTTGCGGGCGAGCGATCCCTTCTTCTGGCAGAACGCCCTGACCATGCGGATGGTATTCTGAGTATTGTGCGTAAGCACGCCACCCTCAACCTGGAAGAGGTGATCCTCTGTGCCGATCTGAATACACTGCACTGGGACGCTCGGAACGGGCTCAATCGACTCGATTCGCCGATACGCCGACAGGTGTCGCTGCTCGCGCGGGAGCCTGGCCCTGTGCTGCGCCAGGCGAGCAGCAGGGAACCCCGGCTGTGGGATGAACTTCACCAAGCGAGACCCGAAACCGCCATCATACACGAAGCACTTCTGCCCCAGAGACTCGGCAAGCTCAATGAACGACGCCAAGAGGTTCGTGTTCGTGTTCTTGAACTGCACCTGACCCTTCTCAGTGACAGTGCCGTCGGAGTCAATGAGCCCTTGCAGGAGCGCCAGACGATCCTCATAGGAGGCGCGCAGGTACTCCTCAGGCACATGCTTATTACCCAGCACGCCTAGCTCACGCAGGCGCTCACGGAACGACAGGAGCTTCTGGTCCTTCATCCCCTCCCTGTCGCCCTTGTTGCAGCGGCGACACATCGGGTGACCAGAACTGCTCATGACTCGGTTCGGGTCACCTTCAGCATAGGAGTGGCCGCGGGGGCACATCTGCCTACGGCGACGGATATAGAAGCGCCCGTCATTGGCTTTCTGGAGGTCAGCCTTGATGTCGTCCCACCACTCCAGTTCACCAGAGAAGATCGCCTCCAGCTCGTCGCGGCGACGCCAGTCGAGAGCAATCGTAGAGCCAGCAGCGTCACCATCGCCCAACCAGTAGCCGAGCATGTAAGGAGAGATCAAGGTCGGAGCACTACCCCCGCCGCGGCGTGCAACAAGGGGGATACGCAGGCTACGTCGGCGGCCGCTGTGCAGGTAGGCTCGCATCTCCTCGGTGCTCATAGTCGCCACGTCGAAACGGTCACCATGCGGGCGCAGACGCTCCACTGTCCACCCGTGGGCGGCGTCGGCAACAACCGTCGTCCCATCATCAAAGGTGACTCGATAGCAGTCATGGTCAGTGAACACGCGAGTCTTACCGAGCACGGGAGTCGGGTTACCATCACTGCCATACACCATGTCACCGACATTCAAGTCTCCCACAGTGCTCCAGCCGCCCTCCACGGGCACCTTAGTATCTAGGGCGAGCGGCTGAGCCTCCGACGTAGCGACGATCTGCACGAGCGGCATGCTCATTGGCTTGGCGCGCACCCCGAACGGCTCATGTCGGTCGAAACCATCGAACCGGCAAGGGCCGAGGAGTTCGAACAGGCACAACGCAGCGGCGAATGGAGACTTCCCGGATCCTTTGCTTAACCTTCTAATTCCCTGCCTGTACACAAAGGAACCCTTATGATTCAGGGCGTAGAAATGAGCAAGGAACTCGATCTGCCTGTCAGTCGGGATGAACGGCTGACCCGCGCGAGGCCCGTTAGGCTGCACGAGGTTGTCCATCATCCATGCGGCAGCATGGTACCCGAGCGTCCGTTCAGGGAGCTCAAGGGGGAGCGTGTCTGTTCGCTCCCGGGGTGCGGGGAGCGCCTCGGTCACTTCGCGGCCCGCGCCTTCGCCCACGCCTGGAGAGCGACCACGCCAGCAGACTCGGCCTCGGACTCGTCAACGCGGTTGATCTCAATCTGCACGCGACGCCGATCTCCCTCGGTGAGAAGGAGGCTCGTGAGCATCGTATTCACAGCCGCCAACATCGTAGGGGAACGCCGATCCTGCATCTTGTAGTTCGACAGGTCATCACAGGTTGAGTAGAGAACAATCCAGTCCGACGGCTCATAGTAACGCGTGAACGTGGACTGCTCCACAGCCTTCCACAGCTTCTTCGCGATCGGATGCCAGTCAGGGTCAGGCTTAGGAGGCTTCACCTGCTCAGCAACCACATTCACGGGCTCCACGCCACCATCGAGCTTCCTCGCCTGCGTGGTGCGGTGACCCTCCGTGCTGCGCTTCGGGATCGGTCCCTTAACTCCCATCGTCAACTCTCCTACAGATATCCGGGGTGCTTACTCTTCGGCCTTGGACCACGAGTCTTATTGCGACCAGTATAGCGGCGCTTTCTTGCCTCGACGGACTGCTGCTGCGTCCTAGCCATATGGCAGTGCTGGCAGAGGCTCCTCAGGTTGTCTGGGACATGCGGCCCGTCAGGGAAGATGTGATCCACCTGATTCGCCTTATTGCCACAGAACACGCAAAGCCCGCCGTCACGCTTAAGGACCGTGCGCCTAATCTTCTCCCAATCCTTAGGGAGCTCCTTACGGCGCCTAGACTGCCTACTCCACGCCATCTACTTCGATCCCATGCAGTTCGACGACAGCGCGCACATCACACCTTGCGAGCAGGTCACTGAGGACGCTCTCAACCTTGTTACGAGCGTCAATGAACTCACGGTCAGCCTTATCCTTTAGGTCGCCATCTACTCCCACCCGCTCACACGAGTCACAATAGCGGGCCGCCAAGTACAGTTCATCTACGGCGATCTCAACCTCAGCAGCCAAGCTCTCGTCAATCATTCCACTCCCCCAACGTGTACATTGGAAATCTGGGCCAGGACGTAGAAACCACTCAGCTCCTGCACTAGGTCAGTGATCGCATTCTCAGTGTCAATGCGCGCAGTCAGGTACGCATTCCACGCATCGTCGATGAAAGGGTCACCGAGCTCCAGCGACTCGCAGTCATCCAACTCCATCCGCGCAACCCTCAGGCGATCAAGGACACTGCGGAACTCATCCACACTCATCACAGCACCTCCAATGCGACACTAGAGTCGAAGCCGTACCGGTCGCCCACAAACATCTCCAACTGCCCCTCCAGGGCCTCCTGAGCCCCCTGAACGCGGATAACCGCCTCATCCTGCTCGGCGTCACGCCTATGCGCCGGAACATCCCACGCCCCACACTGGTCAGCATCATTCAAGGCGTCACGCAGCTCATCCGCAGCACAATCCATGGCGGCCAGCGCCACCTTCTCATGTACCGACGCGATCTTCTCCACGGCGCTCATCGCACATCCCCCGGATAGGTCATAGACACACCCTCATTCGAGGGGGAACCCTCACGAATATCAAACAGGAACGACGGCTTAGCATCCTTCCCGCCGAAGTAAGCATGCTGGATCGACAGGTAGTCGCCTGGGTAGACGTACATGTCCTTCTGGCCCTCATTCCTGAAAATCAGGGTGCCATCATTCGTGCGCTCGGGGTGATTATCACAGAGGATCACGTCAACCTCGGGGGACGCCTTGTCGCCATAGACGAGCAGATACAGCATGGATGCTCCTTTCACCAGATGTCGGATCGCTTACTGGACGGGATGGGGCAGGGCTCAATGCACGGGTGACCCATCGCAGCCAGCTCACGGACTGTCGGATACGTCTTCCGAACCTCCTTGGCGCACGACGAGCACTTCCCCTGACCTGAGTAGAGGCGCGTACCCGGCCAGTCCTTCACGGAAGTTCGTGGGGGGCGCATCTTCTGGCCGCACGATGAACACTTGTGCTCGACCGTCCAGTCGATGAGTGCCTTGGGAGTGTATCCCCGCAGTAGCTCCCGGTAGCAGGGATTGCAGGTGCCACGACCACCGTAGGGCTTCGTGCCTGGGAACTCCTTCGCCGTGGTGCGCGGGGGCCGGTAGGGCTCGCCGCAGTGGGTGCACTTCGGGAACGTCCGCTCTTTGGTCTTCGATGCCATTAGGTTTCCTTTCGTTGGCTGACCATCGCAGTCTACCACGGCGGGGGCCTGTAGGTAAAGGCGAGGCCCGCCGGGCATACGGAGAAGGAAAGGAAACTTCACTCCGACCCATCCGGCGGGCCTCTATCAGCATGACCATCCTACATGCGACGACGGAGCGAGCGCAACCCACCGGAATCTCCAGACAGTTCGACACCCCAGGTGCGCCCGAAGCCATGTAAGCCAATCTGAGCGCCTTTCGCGACCCCACCCAGGCCAGCACACGCCCTCGCCCCCATTAGGCCGCCCACGAGTCCACTGACAGCCCCCCTAGGGTGCACGCCGCCCGCCGCCGAGGCCCAACCCTCTCTGGAGAGCGTCAACCAACTAGAGACGATCAACCCAACGTAACCACAACCCAACCCACTGCTTGGCGCTAGAGCAAGGAAGTCCTCAAGGTCAGGTTCCGTCTCGGTGCAGCAAGGAAGGGCAAGGACAACGAAGGCGACTAGGGGCGCTCCAACTCGATCAGGCGACCAAGGATCAACTAGAGCAAGGTACGTGACTAGCCAACGAACCATCTCCTCGTCCTTGCTCTCGTGGACCAACTCAGCCGAAGGCCAAGGCGACGACCAAGGACCAACGGTCCGACGGTCGGAGCGAAGCGGAGCCGCACACACGAGCCCGAAGGGCGTATGAAGGTTAAGTTACTGGTTAAGTTACTGGTTCTATGGCCGGATTCCGACCTACCCTAGGCCGGATTCCGACCTACCCTAGGCCGGATTCCGACCTACCCTAGGCCGGATTC